TCACTTACTTTGCACGGCTGGTTCATCAAATCCGGGGATGGCGTTGGCCGCGTCGATTGCTCGTTGGCGCAGCTGCACAGCGTCACTATCAAACTTGCACACAGTACGATTCGGATTATTGACATATTTCACCACATCACGATAAACGGTACGGTAAATCACTTTGGCTTCAGCGTTCGCCGTCGCCGCCTTCTGCTCGCCTTCAGCTACCGCTTTTTCCTGTTTTGGCAGTCTGGCTTTAGCCTGGCTGTTTACCTGCTCAGAATGCGCGTACCAGCCTTTCAGATATCCAGCCCAGAAAAGGCCAGCGCATACCGCCAGCACTCCCCCCACAATCATCATTTTTGTTTTGCCGTTCATTCGTACAGCCCCCAGCACGTCAGCGCACTTTCCTGATCCCGGCGGTCAACCTGCCCGTAGCAGCCGTTCTTCTGTCCTTTAGTTAAACGACAATCCCGACCGCCATCGAATACCCAGCGCCTGATCTCAGCACATGCACCTTTGCGGTCGCCAGCATTGAGTTTGCGATAGAACGTAGACGGAAAGCATTTTCCGGGGCCGATGTTGTAGGGGCAGAAACTGGCGATCCCAACTTTCTGCGGTGGCGTCAGAGGAACGTGCACATTCTTTTCAACCCACGCCAGCGCTTTATCGCGCTCGACGGCGTTTACCTTCCTGCACTGTTCTTCGGTTGTTCTTTGGCCCTTGATGACGCGCTTACCATCTATGACGGTTACTCCGTGGCACAACGACCACACACCGCCGGGGTCAACAACGGCCACCAGCGCGTTACCTTCTTTTTCGCTGATAAACTGATCGAACAGCACTGGTGCAGATGCACCAGCGGCCAGAAGCGCCAGCATTGCGGCGCTGAACTTAGCTTTGTTGCTCATAGTCCTGTGCCTTCCGCCGGTCGTCTTTGATTTTGAAATACAGATTAGTGAGGTAGGTAAGTAGCCCAAAAACAATACTGGCCAGAACGCCTATAGCCGCCCACTGGCTGGGGCTTACCTTATCGAGAAGTTGCAGCAGCCAGTAGCTGCCGCTAACGGTGGATGTGATATACGACGTTCCCGCCGCCACATCCGGTAAATTCTTCATTCGCATGCCTTACCCCTGGGGGATCACTATGTGTAGTGATGTGAGAGTAAGACGGGGATCGGGTCGGAATCCTGACTAAATGAATCTATCCGACATCTTTACTATGAACTGCATGAATAACTCTTTTACTTACTGCTCCTTCTGGTGTTAGTCCGTCAGAAAATGCGTCGATCCACTCCCCTTTATAGGCAACGATATCCAGTGAATGTCCGCCATTTTTAACCAGTTCAACCACTTCTCTGAACCAGGTTTCAAATGGCGGCTCGGTCAGTTCTGTTTCGTTTTCCATTTTCACTCCTACATTGAGGGCAACATTGATACATTAACGGTTCTTTCCAGACCATCAACATTTGTCAACTGAACAGTAACCAGACCGGTTGAGCTGTTAATGGACAATGATACCGTTACGCCAGTCCCTGAAAGCCCAATGCGTGCAGAGCTGGCAACAATTCCCGAGGTCAGGATATCCAGATAATAAAGATTCTCCCTTCTGAATCTGACGGGAATTTTAATATCGTCACCAAGTGACTGGCTACCAATTCGACATTCAATTAGGATTGAACGGGTAATATATGTATCGAAAGAATTCTGGAATATGTTGGTCTTGGTCAGCGATAACGTTGCGCCCGCAGAGCCTGCTAACGTACCTGATGACTGTGAACCAATAATTCGCCTGCCTTTAACAACCTGGGTCATACCAATATTTACATCGTCGTCCATACCAAGGTTGCCGGTTATCGACTTATTTAACGTGGTCGCCTTCTGGTTAATTGCTGAAGTAACAAAACCAGTCATGTCACTTCCGGAAACCTGCAAGGTCCCCCCGCCAGAGCCAAGAGCCGATACGTTGTAGGATGGCGAGATTGTCCCTCCGTCACCGCTGTCATTCGCACCGACACCAGTTCTTACCCCTGAGAGTTCAATTTTACCGTCATCAATAATAATAAAGTTTGCGGAATAGTCATTACCCACGGGTTGATTAGCACCACTGCGCCGGACGTTAACGCCGTTTAAAATCCATGAGGATTTCGCCCCGGCGACCACACCTCCCCTTCCGGCCCTGTCGCACAGTTCGCCGAAAATCTGGTTCTCCACCGACTGGTACGCATACCAGTTATCGCCGGTGTTCCATTCGTTCCGGCATCCTCCAAAAAAGTTATTGTTTGCCCCACCGGTAAGGGCCACTCCTCGATCATTAGCATTGATTGTGCAACCAAACATCATGGAGTCTATTAAATTCCTGACTCCATCCCCGTTTCCGGATATTGAACAGAAATATGCTTTCATTGTTCCGATGTACCTGGCTGCTCCTCCTGAAGCCCAGCCAATCCCGATCGCAAACCGATAAAATCCGCACCCCTCAAGTCGGGTGCCGTTGAACTGGGTTGCAGTATTTGGCGAATAAAAAAGGTACGTTGTTTTATCTCGGCCATCAAAAACAATATCCCGGAATACATGCCTGCCTGTTGAATAAAATGGAAAACTTGCACCAGCTGCTACGCGGATGACGACTCCGCAATTCAGAAAACTGTTATCGTCATCAATTGTATATGGGCGTCGGCAACCCCACCCTATAAATTGAAAACCTAATGGAAGCATTGCGGGGTCAAGCCCGAAATTTAACGCACCGACATTCCACGGAATATCCAGTACCATCACTCCATCAGCTATAGCGGCCTTTAACGCGTAGTCGGCAATGACATTAGCGCCAGGGACTATCAGCAGTTTTTGCTGATCTGCTTCTGTCATGTATTCGAGTATTGATGCCCGGATGATTCTGGCCAGAGGTGAGGCGTTCCGGTAAACATGCATTGAGCCGTCGCTTGACGCCAGCTCAATCATAACGTCTGCTGCGCTACCTGATTCTGGCAGAACTGGTATTGGATCACCTAGGTCGTTAAATGCCAGTAGCTTATTTTTTCGCAACGCAAGGGTTGGAAGGATTGCAACGCTTTGCTCGGGAACACGCAGAGTACGAGCAAGGTTTGATTTGCCGTGCTCAATAACGTAGTTTTTAGTCGCTGCATCCTGAGCATTAACCGGATCAGCAAGATTGGCAATACGATACCCCTTGGCATTGAACGGGCCACCGAACAACGGACGAGTAAGAGCAAGGCCGAGATCGATAAACGCCCGTTGGATAGCCATCCAGATGCGATCGAAATCTTTGTTGACGGTGTCCGCCAGCAGGTCGCCGTTGTCCTGGTAATCGGTGAGTCGGTACGTAGGCGTAACTCGTTCAAAAATGACGGTAGAACCATTTGCGGGGGCGGTAAGAAAAGTAACCTCTCCGCCGCCAGTATTACCCACACCAGACACGGTATAGCCGGACGTTACTTCGTTGCCGTTGATTGTCACCTGAATATCGCTGGCGCTGATCAGATAAAACTCATAGGCAAAGACAGTGGTCAGCCCGTTGGCGGTATAGATGTTATAGGGCGTCTGGTTCGGTACCGACATACAAGGGACTCCGGCGGCTAGTAATCTACGGCGACCATGTGATCGCCATCGTTTGGTTGCCAATGTTCCCGCGCCTGTGCGGTCGGAATCCCGACCAATTTACCAATGCGCACTGGTGTTGAGCTGATAGCGCCGGAGCCGGAGTCGATAAAGTCATCGGGCTGATTAGTCAGCGCCGGGTTAAAATCGCGCATCTGGTCGTACATTGGGCCGTCGAGCACGTCGGTATGCGCCCAAAGGAACCGCGACGACAACGGCGCTTCGAATGCATCGAGTATGCGTTTCTGTTTATTGGTCACGCTGAATTCTTCACGGACGCCGCATCCGGTTCCCTTCAGCGCCTGAATCAGCAACTTCCCGGCAAAGCTGCCGGGGCCGTTCACCTCAACGCATACCAGCGGGATCTGATACTTCAGCACCAGTTCTTTAATCTGCATCACCTGGCCACTGGTGATTTTGTCGTTGTCGTCGAATTCCGCCAGTTCGCCCGTAAGCCCCTGGCAAACATGCCAGTACAGATGCCCGCGCGCGTCGGTGAAAATCAGAGAGAACGCTGAGGCGTCGGCCTTAACTTTGCCGGTGGCCACATCCCACCAGGCGACAGCACCAACAATTTGCGTCTGGCCAAGCCACATCGAGCAGGAGCGGTTCGCGTACCGGATTTCCGGCTGAACGTTGTATTCGCGTATGCGGTCGGGATCGAGACGAACCTCGCCAACCGGTTTACTGTGCAGCTGGTACTGGCTGTCCCATTCGTTAATTGTGCGAGTCTCGCGACGGCGCTTTGTCATTTCCTCCGGAGTGAACCTTTCCGGCCATTCACAATCGGCGTAACAGTCAACCGTGGTGCCGGGAGCCTCGGCAAACTCGATACCGTCATCGTTAAGACGATAATCAACACCATCAACGAGCAGTCGCGCGCCAATGTGAATACCGACGAAAACATATTCAGGCCGGAACGGTAACGAGTAACGGCTCGCGGTAGCCTGTTTTTCCTCGATGCGAAATTCTTTGCCGAATAGTTTGATGGTCAGACAGTCGGCGCCCATAGATTCAACCTCATCGTAAAGGCTATCGTGGGTATGCGGCGTGCCGATAAACAGCTTTCGCCCGCCGGGGACAAGAATGTGTGTCTGTTCACCGAGACGATAACGCAGCTTTTCCCGCGCCTCGGGCGTCTGGATATTGCGGGGTACTTCTACGTCATCATTCTGGCATTCATCGGCGCGGGCTGAGGTAACGTTAGAGAGGATCCCCTTTGCGTACATACTGCCGTTACGCATATCCAGCGAGCCGTTAACCCACCACTGCTCAACGGTTCCTTGTCCGTCCGGTAGCATCCCTTTGGTCAGCGGGTGATTGCGTAAAACGTTCTGCGTATCGCGGCTGGTTTTGTACGCGGTGCCGTCAGCTTCAGACTGGTGAAGAATGCGGTACTGGCGGTTCTGGTAATATCGCCATGCGTTATACACCGCCAGAATGGTGGATTTACCGAAGCCACGGAAACAGCGAAGCACCGCGAGATCCCCGCGGTGTTCCAGCCAATGGCAGGCTCGATAATGGCAGTCGGGAACCTCCCACCCCATCCGCTCCGCCCATATGATGAAAAAGGCGACGAATGAAATCATTTTTTCCGCTGCTGTAGGCGTTCGATAACTTCCTGTGCTGCACGTTCAGCGGCAGATACCTGTTGGCCCAGGCGGAATGCTTCATCGTCCGGATCCTCGCCGGGTTTAGGCGTCCCCCCGCGCGTGTGCATGCCAATCAGCGAGTGGACTTTTACCAGCAGCGTGAGCGATGCGGCCGCGTTCTTCTTATGCCAGTAGCGGTCGCCGCGTTCCTGTTTGGTGTGCTTTGTGATTTCCTTCCCTGCCCCCGGCCAGTTATCCGGATCGGCTTCTTCCAGAACTACATCGGTGAGCTTATCGCTAAGAGCAGTAAGGCGAGTTTTGTAATCTGAATGCATAAAAAAGCCCCGTGGTTATCCATAGGGCTATGATGTGATCGATGATAGGTCGGAATCCTGACTAAAACCTTTGACGATTACTGAATTTATCGAAAATGAAACTACCTATGCCAAGAGCAAACATAAGTACAACTGGCCATGCAAAAAGTAATACCGCCTGCCACCATTCCCAGTACCATGCATGCATCGCCCCCATGACACCAAGTATCGCACCAATCAAAGGGAACCAGGTTAAACACATTGCCAAGAGTACCGATATTACTAAATTCCACCCCAACCAATCATGGAATCCACCAATTATTGCCAGCATCTGAATAATGCTAATTATGAAAAAAATAGCTCCACCAAGAAATCTCATACAATATCCCTTCTATAAATTAAACCATTGGGCATACACGTTAATTATCGACTTAATTTTTTATTAAAAATCTCGCTCTTAGACAACGTGTAAGGTTTTCCAAACTCCTGAAAACATAGCATATCTAACTTAGATAACGCCTTTTTAGACTTTTCATAACACACCCCGCTAAAGACAATCCCCCCGCCCAAAAGCCCTCCCATAACTACAGGGTTAGCAGAGACGCCCCATGCCAAACCAGCAAGAAGTCCAAAGGCTGAAAAAACAGCAATAAATACCCCAATCCATTTATTGGTGTTAGCTTTTTGGTACTCCTTTTCGAGGGCATCTACTTCATTAACATCCATATATCCTCCACTTTTACTTCATCCCAGGATCAACCTGATTAATCAAGGGGGCGATCCAGAATAGGTTATTACCCGGCAATAGCGTACGCATGTTATGCAGCACTCGGTCTCCTGCATCACCATTCAGCACGCCAGCGGTCACATCAGTAACGGTATCCAGCAGGCCAAACGTTGGCCCCAGCGCCGAGCCTATAAAGCCGCGGCTGGCATAGCGGGATTGTGTACCAGTACCAAACAGCGGCCCAAGCCCCAACATGCCGCCGGATGCTTTTTCTGCCATGTTATTGTACTCCATAAGCGGTCCGAGAATACCAGAACGGTCGATACCCTCAAGAACCATCTTCTGCGGTGTCAAATCAACTTCCCGACCGTTAGCCGCCTGCTTGAGCGCATAAGTCAAAGAGCCCAGGCCAATCTGGAAGGCGGTACCGTAGTAGAATTGCGCGGTACCTTCCTGCAAGCCGCCAAGCGTCGCGCGGTTATATGATGCCGTAGCGAACGACTTGAACTGGAATACAGTTTTTCCCAGCGGGGTGCTGGCCCACAGCGGCGTATCGCCGATCCCCGGAGTGATAACGGTATTGTTTACATCTTTCAGCACCGCAGATTGCAACAAGCCAGCGGCGTACTGGTCATCCCATTTTTCGAAATTGCCGATATGCCAGCCCTGAATAACTTCGCCGTGCTTCTGAAATTCTCGCTGGATGCGTTCGGCCATCTTCTCATTGATGCCGAGTTTTGCCAGGCGTTTCGCCGGGAACGCGCCGGACAGAATACCGTCGGAGGTGATCATGCCATTTACCGATTTGTTCATATCGTCAAAGTGGCCCATCATGGTCAACTTGCCGAACACATCGGTAATACGTTCCATACCTGCTTCCGCAGCTGTCGTACGCGAAGAGCTATCGACCAGATCCCCCATCGTACGCGCACGGGTATGCAGTATAGTTTCCAGTCCAACGGCCATTTTCTTCTGCTCCGCCCGGCTGGCGAGGTAAGCCGGTGAGCGGGTGATCAGCGCGCCATATCCACGCATGGTATTGCTGAAGCCGTTAACCATCATGCCGCGCGCCAGATCCGGGATAGCGGAAACCGTCATACCACCGAGTTTCGTTACAAAGTTTGCACTACGCAGGAAAGCACCAGCTCGAACAAAAAATGATGATGGGTCATCCGGCATACCGTAGGTACCGACGAGGCGATCGCGAAGCGCCAGAATATCGCGCAGGTCTGCTTCGCGCGCCTTCGCCAGCTTTTCCTGTTCTGCCGGGCGTAAACGCATCAGCGCGTCGTATTCGTCCTGGATGGCGGTGAGCTGCGAATCCAGAGACTTGTTGCCAAAGGTGCGGGTTAATTCGATCTCCGCTGAGGCTTCGCGGATATGACGCTGCAGGACGTAATTTGCATCGCTCTCCAGATAATCTTTCATCAGGCGATCGGGAACGCTTAACGTACGTGATTTAGTACTGCCCGGCGCTTTCACCATAAAGACGTTGGCGAACTCCTGCGGAATTTTAGCCCCGACAATACGGTTAATAGTGGTATCGGCGGCGATTTCGGCATCTTCTCGGGACATGGTTTTCTCACCGCGTGACCACCAGTCAACCAGCATATTGCGGAATTTATCGCGCTCGCTAACGATTTTCCCCACCTTGTACACGCGCGGGAAATAGCTGGTCTGCCCCATCGCTTTCAGTTCGGCATCCGGCGGGAGTAAGCCCAGTTCCTGCTGTGCTGTCTTCACGCGGTTAATGACCGTACGCATTGCCTGCGCCGCTTCCTGCACTTTCGCGTTAACGTGCACGTCGCCGTTGCGCAGCGCCTCGCCAACCTGTTCACGAAAGGCCGTATAACCCAGATCGCCGCCTTCAGCTTTATACTGGGTGTATGCCTGCTTATTCGCAGTAACGACGGCCGCCTCTTCGCGGCGCCAGCCACGTACGCGCGTCTCGGCTGCTACCGGTGTTTCGATACCGCGCAGGTTGCCTTCCAGCGTGAAGTTATTCTCCGCTAGCTCCAGCGCTGTCCGGCGCGCTTCTTTTGATGGGGATTCCATCAGGCGGGTGATCGGTGTCAGATAGCTACCGGCCTTTTTAGCCAGCTTGCCGAGCGGGCCACCGGACACTGGAGTGAGGTCTTCCAGCGTCGCCTCGCGAATACGCATAGCGCCGACGCTGCCACCGTTCGGTAAAGTATCCGCCAGGGCGTCAGCTGCGTTGTTAATCGTTGGCGAGGCGTTCATATTATCGAGCGCCTCGGCTACTTCTCGGGTGGCCGCATTCCTAACCGACGGTGTGATCATCGCGCCAGCAGTGGCAAATACACCGCTTAGAAGTGCGCCGGCTGTGATGTGTGCTGCGCTCTCCCTGGCGGTTCTGGTGTACTGCTCGTTATTGAGCGCTACCTCGCTAAGTGCGGTACCGGCGGCGCCAATAGCAACCTGAGAACCAATACGCGCAGCCAGGCTTCCCTGCGCACCGGGAATAAACATTGATGCTACTGTGATAGGGTCAAGCATGCCAGACGCAATATTCGCTAAAGTTCCGCCCCATCCTGCCTCAGCAGTAACGCGCCTATCTTCATTTTCTTCATCAATCTGGTTTTTAATCCAGGCGGTTTCCTCTGGGGATTTTGAATCAGCGAAGGCAGATCCCCATTGTTCGTACCCCTTTAGTTCGTTTTTATCAGAAAAAGGGTTATACCCCTCCGCTGTCTCGAACTGTTTAGCCGGGCGGAACACTCCGGCCAGCAGGTTATTCTGACGAAAAGCGGCATCCCATACAGACGGTTGCTGTTGCAGCGGCTCCGGGTTAGTTCCTTCAGGCAGAGAGACATCAAAACCCGTTGGCGCCTGAAGAGCATTATCCATTACGCTCGGTGGAACATCAGATTGCGGATAGATCGGCATTATTCATTGCTCCATGAAAAGTAGTTTTTAACCCGGTTCATACGGTCATCGTGCAAACGCTGATATTGCTCATCGAGCGCACGGTGTTTTTCCTTAAAGCCTCGAATATCTTTCCCGCGTGATAATTCCTCTTCGCCTTGCTGTTCCCGCTCCTGCTGCATTTTTTTATACGGCTCCCAGTCTTCCAGCGACGGTTTCCAGCGCATCGGACGCCTGAATTTATCGTAATATGGCTGTACGCTCTCGTTACCATCTTTATCTTTCATGCGAACCATAATGGCGTAGTCACCGTTACGCGTGGTTAAAACGTCAGGGGTAATTTCCAGTTCACCACCGATTTGGGATTCAGGTGTATTTGATGTAATAACGGGCGCTGAACCTGATGTAATACCCAGTTGGGTCGGGCTGTTTTCAAATTTTTCTCCACGTTCGCCATAGGTCAGACGCTCTTTCTCTTCTTTCCACTGCGCAGCGTGCCAACCAGAAGGCCCGTAGTTATAAAGTGCTTCAGGCGCGTATTTCATAAACTGGGCGCTGCCGTTCACATCGCTAAGACTCCAGGTACGCGCGATCTGGGTATTGGTCATCTTTTTGGCAACATCGGCATTACCACCCGAGTTGCGATAATTGATGTCATAAAGCGACTGGTAGTCGTTACGGAAATTGACGGCGTTAAGATTCTGGTCATCTGCTGCAGGACCGCCAAAGCTGTACCACGGTTTCATGCTACTGACTGCGGAATCCATCGCGCTGGCACGCTCTTTTTTGTATTCCTTCGTGCTCTGCGTAGAAGACAATTGTGATTTAAGGGCATCAGTCTGGTTATAGGTAACGTTCTGCGCCTGCTTCACTGCTTCGTCTGACGCCATGCCGGAATCGGTAAGTTGTTTAACGGTCAGGTAAAAGCTTTGCATATCCTTTGGCATATCGCCCACAGAGGCAGGATCAGTTTCGTACAGCGCGTTAAATAAGGTCGAGCCCTGCTTAACCACGCCGGGACTGCTGGAACGGGCGATCGCATTCAGTTGCGATGTAACCTGCGACGGGATAATGCCAGTCTGGTTAACCTGCTGCACGATAGCGTCGTGAGTTGTGGCGTCGTTAATGCGGAAGTTAAGCGCCGATGGCGTATTGTCCGCCGCCTTCTGCATGGATTTGTTGCTCGGGTCGAGTTTCTCACCAGAGATCAGCGCGTCGTTAAAGCGGGCGGCATCGCGCTGCGCCTGAATATTAGCGTTGCTCTTCTGCACCAACGCACTAAGTTTGCCATACGCATCGAGTTTCAGTGCGTAATCCGGGTCGTTTGCCTGCGGCTTCACTTTCGCCAGTTCGGCCTGCTGTTCTGCCGGGGTGACGTACTGGATAGCCTGGAAGGTTCTGGCGTTATCGATCGCGATATCCAGTTGCTTTACTACCTGCTGCCCTTTCTCGCCGTACATGAACATGATGGTTTCGGCATTAGGCATCCCTTCGGGAACATCACCGTTGTACAGCTGAGAAAATGTATTATTAACGATGGGCTCCATCTGCTGTCGAAGCGCCGTACGCTGCTGGCGGATCTGCGATTCGGCGATATTGTCGATTTTGTTTACTGCTACCGGGTCGAGACCGGTTTTATTTTTGTTGTAGCGGGCCAACCAGCCGCGCGTTTCGGCTGGCAGCTGCTTAACGAAATCTGCCATCGATATTTCGCCTTTGCGCGGGTCGCCCACTTTGGCGATCAATTTATCGACGTTACCCATTCCCCAGTTGTATGCAGCCCCGGCCAACGTTTCAGACTGATATTTTTTACTGAGTTGCCCGGTATAGTCGCGCGCCAGCTGCGCATGCTGCACCGGGTCATCAGGGTTGTATTCCACGCCGCGTTTGGCCGCCAGTTCTTTCCCGGTATCCGGCATCAGCTGAAATTCACCCTGCGCGCCAGCGGGCGATGTAACAAGACTACCATCAGCATTGCGGTGCTTACCGCCAGATTCCACCAGTCCAACGGCGCGCATATCGAGTTCGCCGGTGCTGCTGTTGATCAACGTAAAATCGCCATTCAGCCAGCCAGTGGGATTTGTCACTGCATAGTTCTGCGCGCGCTGCTCCAGCGCTTTCTGGTTCGCTTCTGATACCGCCGCATCGATGCGTTCCTGCGCCCATCCGCGCGCCTGGCCATACATCTCGATCGAATGCTTACGGGCGCCGCGTATTAGCTCCGCCTGCATCGGATTATCGTATGCGCTGGCCTCTTGTTCGACGGAAGTGGTCACCGTCGCATTAAGCTGCTGCCGCTGGGCCTCATCCGTCTGTGCACGCTCGAAACCGCTGTAGGTACTTGTCCGGCGTACCTGCCCTGCTTTCCACTGTGCATCAAAATAGGTTAACTGACTCGCCGGCACGCGCTTGCGCGCTTCCTCATAGTCTCCGGCATCGGCCTTATCCATATCGGAAACCACACCAGATGATTTAAAGCCCTGACGCGTGACCGTAGCGCCCGTCTCGGGGTTTTCCCAGCGGTCATTAGATTTAGCTTCCAGATCGGTCAAAATAGCCTGTGTGGCTGCCACATCGGCTTTATCCTGCTCATGCTGTACTTGTTCTGCTACCTGTCCTGTAGCGGCCCCAAAACCAGATACCGCATTGCCGATAGTGCCTACATTGCTAACAGCGACACGCGTCTGCTGTGCCTGCGGTGTTACATTACCAAAATTACCCGTTGGAATTCTCACGTCACTTACTCCGCATATAAACCGTATTTGCCTGTTTTTGCTTTTTTCCAGCCGCTGTATGCAGTACCGCCAGCACTAAGTAATGAACTGCCAGCACTAATATTTCCCGCTGTCGCCGCATTACTGCCGCTGATCCTGTCGGCTTGTGCCTGCGCCTGCAGGCGATTAGAAGAATTAACGCCATTAAGGATTGTCTGGTAGGCGTCCTGCTCCGCATCCCCGGTAATACCTGACGTGACACGCAGCGCCGTTCCCTCTCCCGTCTCAACGCCTGAAGCCGCCAACGCAGCATTGGCGGCAGATGCCTGCTGGCGACCAGCTTTACGAATACGCTCCGCTTCAACTTTCGCCGCTGCTTTTGATGCTTCGGCGTCGGCTTCAGCCTGCGCGGCCTGATAGTTCGCCATTTTCTTTTGCTGCTGACCGCTGGCCACTGCACCACCAGCAGCGAGAACCGAAGAAGCCACCAGTGCGATTTCAACACCTGTACACATCGTTAAATCTCCATCGAATAAAGCAGCCCGGTACGTTGCAGACCGAGGCGGGAATAAAGCTGGCCAGTACGTTCGGCATGGACGCCAGTAGTGATCCCCATGTTGATCACTGCGGCGCCGTGTTCTTTCGACCATTCGATAAATGCGCGGGCCAGCCGTGGGCCAGCACTGCCTCCCCGGTACTCCGGAGCGACGAACAGGCCATATTCAAACGCCATCAACTGGCGGGAAAAAAACTGCTCCGCGATGCCGCCGCCGAGCCAGCCAATCACCTGGCCATCTTTTTCAGCCACCAGCACGCAGCCGGCAGCGGAATAAATCAGGCTCTCAGCCAGTTCCGCGCATTTGTCTGCGTCAAAGGGTGAATTTTCGGAATAGCGGGATTCCAGATACATCCGGGTTCCCAGTTCGATAAGCGCCGGAATGTCACCGGCGGTTGCATTACGGATCATCATTAGCCCCCGTTGCTGGAGAATGTGAAAATAATGGCCAGCAGGTGAAAAGGCAGCGGCTGGCGTTGCTGAATAATCAAGGTGTCTTCCCCGCGCTCCCAACCGAGCTTCCCGAAATAATGATCACCGGTGAAAAGCGGTGCTGGCTGGTTAAGGATTTTTGGGCCGAAGGTACGGAAGGGGATCACCTGACCGTTGCACTCCGCGCCGGTGGTTTCCATAAAGCGCAGCGTGACTTCACTGGTACGCTTGCGGGCGTTCTGCGTGGTGCCTTCGGTCGTTGAGATTTCCGGCGTCAGCGTCTGGATGGTGGTTTCGTAATGCAGGCCCACTTCGATTTTTTTCGCTTTGCGGCTGAGTGTGATTTGCCCGTCTGTTACCGTTGCCTGTGGCATCACGGAACCATCGGCCACCACATCAACCGTTTTTCCATTGAGGTGAGAAAGGCCTGTCCATGTGGTGGCACCTTCTGAACTGGATCCGGTTACTGCGGAATCGGTATTCAGGTTGCTGTCGAATACTTCAACATAACGAACGGTCTGGCCGTTAACTTCCCGGCGCACCAGAACATAAATCACGTCGTCGCTTTCCGAGGGAATACTCGCCACCGATTCAAAAACGCCATCGGTGATCTGGCGTGACCATGCGACTACATCCTGCGCCCGGTCGATCCCCATTGTGACCAGTACGCCATCAGCGCGGATCAGCCACACGAACGCATCAGGCTGTTGCTGATACGCCATATCAAGGACGCCGCCGGCCGTGATGTGTTCGGCCAGCACCGTTAAATCGTTGGCGGAATACGAAACGTAGCTGTCGGGGTCATACGCCACGGCATACAGTTTTTTCCCGGCGCGCTGGATAAACATAATTTCGGTACCGACACGAACCGGGCGAATGCTGTTGCAGCCGTACGGGCTGGGATTTTTTACCGAAATATTGGTGGGAGTGATTGCCGCGTCGCTGCCAGCAGTGATCGTAAACTCGCCGCCGTACGTCAGCGCGATAAGCGTATTCATCTGCGCAAGATGCACAATCGGGTTTAGCTGGTCAGAAGACAGCGTAAAGCTGATCGCGTCGTCGTCGTCCGTTCCCAGCTCAAACGACAGGTAAACGCCGGTTTCGCTCCACCAGATTGTTTGCGGGTACTGCGGGGAACCGGCCAGAACCAGCCGCTGCTGGTATAGCGTCACCGCGCCGGGATAGCCAAATTCCTCCGTCCAGACAGTATCTTCACGTGTCCAGGCTCCGGGGGATGCCGCCTGCGTTGCGCTTAAATCGGTGCGGATAGTGCCGACGGCAATCTGCGCGCTGGTGATGCTCTTAATCAGCACCAGACCGCTGTTAATGCGAACGTACGAACCAACGTCCTCCGATACCCAGCCGGTACCAGTAAACGCGGGGGAATCGTCATCATCTGCGGGTTCGGCATCACTGAGCGTCAGCGTGATTTCTGAGCCGACGAATTCTTTAACCGATGGCTTACACCATTTCTCCGGCGTGTCGCGGATTTCGTCGAATGGCTCCACGATAAACGGCGCGGCTTCCAGTACCCAATCAGTTTGCCCCTTACGCTGCAAGCGGTGCGGCGGGACGCTCTGGTGCACTAAAAACATCGTGTCAGCGCCCTGCACGTAATTCACCTCAGACAACATATCGACGGTGTACGGGCTGGCGATTTCATACGGGGTATTATCGTCGTTTACCAGCTGCCGGCCGTTCTGGTAGATGCGCAGGTACCCGTCGCCGAATTCGAGCATGTAGGCCTGCGAGCGGTTAAAGACGTAGGGGATCAGTCGTGCTGTCCGGTCACCGTATTTAGCGGCAGCGGCAAAGCGCGTACCGGGGCGGCGAACGACACCGCCCTGCACCACGCACACCGCGTTTTCGATAATTTTTGCACCATTGGCATAACGGGCAATATCCACACGCCCCATCAGGCGCGGGGAAATTTCACCCGCTGTAAAATTGGTTTTTATCAGGTTCGCGCGCATCAGAATCTCGATTCATAAGTTGGATAGCCGTCCAGCGTCTCCGGCGGTTCTTCCTGCCCGTCGATAGATTTGGCCTGGCGAAGAAGGTATGTAGCTTCCTGCGTCAGACTGTCGCGCAGACTCGCGGAGCCGGTGACGGCATACGCCAGCTTTGCAGCCATAAACGCTTCGGCCAGATTGACCAGCGACGAATCCCACGTTGATTCATCCTCGTTACGAAACAGGTAGCGCAGATAAATTACGTTCTGATTCGCCAGCAGGCGGTTTCCTTCGACGCGGTACCCGATATCCTCATACTCACGGCCAACAGACAGGATCCGGATTAAATCGCCCGGTAGCGGGAACTGGTAGCCGAAACCAAATGCGGGCGCGGTGCTGGACGGTGAGAGCACAACGCGTTTTACCGCGCAGTTCCACGGATGTTTTCGCAGCAGGTCATTACGTACGGTAGGGTAAATATTGGAGCACAGGCGGGCGTGTTCGGTCGCTTCGTCGAAGCTGTTAATGGGATGGGCGCCGAGCGCCAGCAGTGCGTTAGAACAGATAGAGATACTGGAAGCCATAGCCTTACCTCAGATGAAAAAAGGCCGGGAGGGATCCCCCGGCAAAGGTACCAGCGGCTTTATGCTACAAAATCGATGGCAACGACTTTTTTCTCGTTGGCGCGGCCAGCGCCATAGGACGCATCAACGGAAATCTGGATGGTGTTATTTTTATCGCGGCGCGGGCCGATATCGACGTTGTACTCGGCGCCGGTACCGAAATGCACAGCGGATTTACACCAGGCAGCGGCGGTTTTGGTGGTAACGTCCTCGGCGGTTACGGAATCCAGCTTCTCGTATGCCAGCCAGTTAAAGCCCAGCCATTTAGACGACACCGCACCTTCCTGAAGCATTTTCACCGCCATAAAGTCGGCGCTGGTCAGCGTGGTATCGCTGAGGATCTGCGTCAGCATGTCGGCGTTGTACGTCATGTACAGCTCTTCGCCGTTCTGCTCGTCACACTCGTTACGGCGGAACATCGCTTTAGCGGCGATCAGCTTGGCTTTGGTCATGCCGGTACCACCAGCAACGATTTTCTGCGAGGCCGGGAGCGTAACGGATGCATACGCGCCGTTGTTCTCGGTCTTACGCAGTACCGCATCCAGCAGCGCGCGGTAAATCACATCGTCTTTTTTGCGGTTGGCGGCGGACAGGGTGAGCTGCAAATACGGCCCCTGCGGGTCGGCAATCAGCTTGCGCAGGTCGCGTTTCTCGACCGGGACGAAAGCGCCGTAGTCGGCCATCAGCGCATTACGGGTACCGGCTTCCGGAACATCCCAGACGGTATCACCGAAACGCGTGGTGATCTGGGTCATCTCAATGGTACCCATATCGTTGATGGTGAACGACGCACCGGTGATGCTGCCACGGTCATGGACAGCCGCTTGCAGGCGCGAATCCTTTTGCTGTGCAGCAATTTCGAAAGAATCATGAAACTGCGTAACAAACGCAGCGGTGATCATGTTCTTGTTTGGATCAAATGACATAAAAATCACTCCAGTAAAAAATCGCCTGCGGGGTGTCGGTTTCCCGGCCCAAATCTGCACAATGCGGTTGGCGCTGGCGCATTGCGGGAGAAATCAGGTATCCGGCGTCCCCGCCGGGCTGGTTATGGAATGATTGTTAACGAGGTGTTCGGTCGGAATCCCGACCAAATAAAAAAGCCAGCGAGTTAGGCTGGCTTTGGGTGTATAGGATTATTTAGCAGTCGCCATCAGGGCGGGCGACCGCACGGCATCCCCACATACAGGCCTCCTGCATTTTTGTGGTCGCCAAAGAGGCGCTACGGTAAGCAGCGGTGCGATCGGAGAGAACGGGATCCTGCGGTAACAAATCCAACTGAATATTTCGCAACTCGCGAATAAAATTGCGACTCAGTTCTTTTAGGCGATTCATTGCTGCGATTTCTGCATCGCTTAATTTTCTATAGCCTTTCACGGTGCTGCCATCTTGCGGTTTTGCTTCACTCATTGGTCTTTCCTCTGAATTTAAATGGTTGTTGGTAATTAAACGATTTGCCAGTCTTCGGCCAGAACATCAGTCTGACTAGCCAGCCACGGCACTAATTTATCGTCCGCTGTCTTCATGCAAATACATGGCAGCGTCACAAGGCCATTAACTCCGTCCAGGTCACACTCAAACCCCCAAGCATTCTGCTGGATAATGAACAGATACATCCCCTTACCATTCCAGCCATTGCGGGCAACTTTCTTACCCTGCTTGAGTGCTTCAACAGCAAGGCCGAAACTTAGTCCTGATACCGGACGGTAAGCCTTTTCGAATACTTCTTTCGGACTCCAGCTAACGTAGCCATCAAAGCGATCGGTGTTAGGTTTTCCGCCGTCCAGGTATTCAACCAGATAGCCTTCGTCCGCGCCGTTCTCGTCGGCAGGAAGTTGCCAGCCACGAAAATCGTTATACTCCTGGCGGGTCATATGGAACGCATTAATTAATTTAACGCCAATATGTTTAGTCATTGGTCTTTCCTCTGGTTAAGTTGTCGTGACATGTCACGCTACAGTTTGATCGCCGTAACGCTTCTGGTAATAGGCGCGAACCCGGGCGGAAACGTTCTCATGGTCAGCGTGTTTAGGATCCATATAGGCCGGGGATTTCATCAGGTCGCGGATTGATTGCTGCTCTTCGAGATTCACATCACCGCCTGCCGGCGCATCTTCCTGCATTTCAGCGCCGATTTTTGCCAGCATGCGGATCACCATCGGGTTATTGCCGATTTCATCCATGCGTCCTTTGTCGCTGTCATCCGCCAGAGAGTTAAATGCCCGGAAAGCCAGACCGATGTTTTTATTAAACTCGGCGTCAGTTTTCCACGTCTCGCGCAGCTGCGTGGCGGCGGCTTCCGAATCCAGCGCCGCAGCACCGTTAACCAGTTCGGGGGCCAGCTGTGCATATTCGCCCAGGATGAAACCCATCTGATCGTTGGTGATGCCTTTGGCATGCGCTGACTTCATGAAGGATTGCATGCGCGGGTCGGCTTTGAATTCGTCCCACTTAAAGCCCTCGACCTCTACCTTTGGCGCATACTCATCAGCAGTTTTCGGCGGCGTGTCCCCGCTGCCCATGCGCTTTTCAAGGTGCGAGTAAGCATCCGCCAGTTTGCGGGCTGAGCCTTCAACGTTGAGTTTTCCGTCATCGCCCATAACGCGGTATTTTTCAGGTAGCCAGTCATCCGCGCCTTGTTCGCCCGCGCCGGTGCTGAGTAGCGAAGTACCAGCAGGAGTACCGCCGCCCGGATTTTGAGTACCATCGTCATTACCAGCATCATCCCCTCCTGCGTTACCTGCTGGCGCTTCTGCGCCTGTTTCGGTGGTCATGAAAAAATGTTTAAACTTCCACATCGTCGTTTACTCCGTCTGCTTTGTTGATTTGCATCAGAATGAAATCGAGCACGGAACGCTGTCCGGCCCGGTAACAGGTTTCGCGGTCGCCTTCGGTACCGCCTTTGACATACGCCTCACGCCCGAAGCGGCGCGTTAATTCGTCCAGCACCTGCGGCCCGCCGGGCATCTCCTCGAAAATGCGCCGGTAGTCTTCAGGGGTTACGTCTTTTTTGATCATTGGTTGCCCGCCAGTCGTTGTCCCATAATTGCGCCTGCTGTCTGCCCTGCTGCGCCGGCGGCTTCCGTCCCGGCCTGCATCAGCATCTGCTGTTGCGCCTGCTGCTGTTGCATCTGCTGGCGCTGCTGTCGAAGTTGTTCGACCGCATCAGCGGAACGCATAACTTTTGCAGGAACGCCAAGAGCCTCGCCGACAACCTTGCTCGCCTCGTCGCTGTCCATGTTGTCCAGTACATCCGGGTACGCCTGCGCCAGCTGCATGATGTTCTGACCGTAGCGCTCGATGGCGGTCACATCTTCCAGCTTCTGCGCGCGGGCCAGTGGGGAGATATAACGCACGTTGAAATTGGCGCTCTGGAGGCTCTCGGGAGCGGGAGGAAAAACGCCAGCGCGGAACGCAATACCGAAGCAGCGCTCCACCAGCGGTTGCAGGTATTCAGCCTGGAATCGGCCATAGACCGGGCCGAGCAACTGGCGGATCAGCGCGACACGCACATGCACTTCGGTAGCGGTCATCGCCGGGCCGTCCTGCGGTTGCAGCTGGTCGGCCATCATGATTTTGCGGATGGAAGCCTGCAGGCGTTCTTCGGCGGTAAACGCCACGTTGAAATCTGCGCCGGTGAGCAACGGTTTCATGCTTTCGGTGCTGTTCGCAACGATGATGCGGCGCGGGCCGACTTTGACCGTGCGCGGGTTGAGCACGCCGTCATCCTCAGCAATCCACATCCCGGAGATAGCCAGATCCTGCGCGGCCTTCTCCATGCGTTTAGTTTCGTTCAGCTCTTTGCAATCTGGCAGCGCGTCGTATACCGGGCCTATACCGTAGGAGCCGCCGGGGATTTTCATCCAGCGCGGGACGCATACAGGGAATTCGTGATAGCCAGATTCGCGCGCGATACGCTTGCCGCTCACTTCCACGTTGAACGATGCAAAACGCATATTGCGCGCCAGCTTCGCATTTACGGCGTAGGTATCACGCGGGAAAATGCAGTGCAGGAAATCAAATTTATCGTCGGGTTTGTTTTTTGCAGCGTCGCGGATTTTTTCGCTTACCTTGTCCGCGCCAAATTCTTTCACTGCCTGTTCAGCGGTGAGCTGATAGCAGCGATATATCGTATCAACGATGCCATCCCGCCGGGTGGAGGTCACAAAGCATTGCGCCAGCGGCCACTGCTGGAAGGTAAATCCGCCCTCTTCCTTGTCCTCATCGACGTACAGCGCGAACCAGCCAGCACAGACCACATCGAGATTGGCCTCGTACCCTTCCGCGTCAAAGTTAGCGGCGTGGATATTTTCCCATACCAGCGTTGCACAGGTGGACAACCACGCCTTAGCGTCATCAGGCAGTAATTCGCTGTCGAGGTTAAGCCATTGAGCATTCGCCGGGGTCATCCCTGACATAAGCGCGGACGCCAGCATACGGGCGCTGTCGGTGGCTGTGCCGTCCAGCAGCTTCGCAACCTTGTGCTTTGCGCTCTGTGCGTCCAGCACCTCAGACGAAAACCCGGCCCCGCGCAGCGGATAGGTGTAGTCGTAGCACTCCCGCCAGACGCTTTCATGCACCTGGCGATTTGCTTTCAGCGTGTCAGCGCGCCTGATTAACCGGCTGGCGAGTTGATCCATGAATTAAGCCCCTAACGTATTTTTTGCGGCCTGTGCGCCAGTGGACAGCAGGGAAGAACCTGTATCCGTCGCGCCTTCTGCGCCGCTGGCCAGCAGGGATGATCCCTGTTTGCGCTTTTTTCGCGCTGCTGCGTCAGCGTTCGCAGCTTTGGCCGCTGCGTCTGCTGCTGCATCGGCTTCGGCCTGCGGGTCTGACTGAACAACTTTTGGTGCGCTACCACACATAAAATCCTCCTTAGCCCGGAACGTGCCAGCCGTGTTCGGTTAATACCGGCGCGCTGCGTACGGGTTGCTTTTTGCCTTCCTCGTTTGTCACCTGCTCCGCCGTACCGCCAGTGCTTACCTCAGTGGCTTTGCGCACCAGATTGAGGAAATCGAGGTTATTGGTCAGTGGGTGATCGAGGCTGTCAGTGAAGGCGTACTCTTCGAAGCGGGCAACGATGGCAGCGCCCTGCGCGTTGAGCGTGGCGAGAATGGCGTTACGTTCTGCCAGTTGAGTGCTATCAAGCAGGGTTGAAACCTTTTGCTGCAAGGTCTCTCCGCCGCTGCCGTTCCCCTGCTGCTGCGCGCCGTTTTGTTCAGCAGTAATTAACTGCCCCTCTGTAACGAGCGTTTTTTCTTCCGGTGCCGCTTTTTCCTGCCCCGGCGTCTCAACGATTTTTTTCGGTCGAGCCATTTTTTTCACTCCTGAATTAGTGAGTCGTCATTGTGTGTTGCCCTTCTGGTCAGTTTCCCGACCAAAAACAGGGCGGCGGAACGTCCACCACTGCCGGTAAAGCACAGTAGGGAGTTTTTTACGGTCTGAGCTGGTAGCCAGACACCAGAGAGCAATCAGCGCTTCACCATGACCGTGGCGAGGCTCTGATCCAGATTTCCAGCCGAGGACGGCGGATTTTGAAACGCCAAGTTCATCGGCGATTTGCTGAGTGGTGAGATTTTTTCGGGTCAGGTCGGTAATGACTCTGAACCAGTCTGTACGGAAGGTGGCGACCAGCGGCATAAATCAGCCCCCTAAACGCGCGCGTGCGCGAGCATAGAGAAGGGCAAAATCGCCGCCCGCCAGAATGGAAAAGGAGCCTGAACAGAATTTCATGCTTTCCGGACGCGTTGGCCAACCGCATTTTTTAGCGTTATCTGCTGCTCTTAGAGACGGAATTAAATTCTGCATAAGCGTAATTCCTTTACCTCGTTAGTGACCTGTTCGAGCAATTCAGTCTCCGTTCCGTAGTTTTCTTCCCATGTTTTTTGCCCTGCGTGGATAGCTACGCCGTGTCCGCCGGTTCTGTGGTGTGGAGGGCAAAGCGGGAGAGTTTCTTTGTGGTCGGCGCGCTGGGCTATGCCCTGCCCTTTACGGATATGGTGAACTTCTGCAGGTGTAGCGCCGTAGCCAAGATTTCTGCATACGACGCAACCCAGTGATGCAACGTCTTCCAGCCAGCGTTTATCGTCTTTGGTCATGGCGATATTTCTCAGGCGGCATAGCTGAATAATTGCGAGGCTGCGTTTTCTGCTGCCTGCTGATTGGGGAATGTGCGGAATAAAATAAAATTCCAGAGGACGTCTAATACGGATTTATACAGCTGAGAAAATTCTACATCGTCCATTTTTGCGAACGATATGGATTTAGGTTCTTTGCGGGTAGTGCCATCAGGCATCTGGTATTCGGTATAAAAACCAGCTTCGATAGTTACCCAGGAACGGAACGCTTCAAACGATTTAACCGCACTGATATTCCCTGCGCGTTTTTCTGCTTCATCGCGGAGATACTGATCAGCCAGTTCCTGCAATGTGTCGGCATGCCCGGCATAGTGGGCCACCAGCTGCACGTAACCACGAACCAGTTTTTTATCGGCTGGCGATATTGCACCGCCGGAAGGTTGCCAGTAATCAAATCCCAGATTCAGGAGTGCGAAAAATTTACGGTGAAATGCCGGATTTCTTGCCTGCTTAAAATCTGCATACAAAATACCGCCCAGGCGGACTTTTTTTTCTAAAAAATCGCGGGCGTCAGGCGTTGCCGGAATTAATACACCGCCGGGTGCTTTTACAAAAGAATACTGCGCCATTGGGATCCCCTTTAGCGCAGCAATTGTTCAGAATTACATGGTGTTGGGTGTTCAGGCCAACGGTGTAATTATAGCATATTGCCGTCTGGTTTGATAATGGTATAACCAGTCAATTTAGCTAATTCAAACAACGCGTTAAGTGTCGCTATGTGCTCATCGGGATGGACGATTCTCGTCTTTTTAATCTTCCCATTTTCGCACGTTATCAGTACATCACCGTCGTCGGGGAGAAGGTCTCCTGCGTCTTTCTTATCAACCACTACCTCTCCCTCGACAACAATACTGTATAAAATTACAGTATATATACTACCAACTGACAGTGAGCGCAAATTTTTAAGAGCACTAATCGTTAAAAATCAACAATAAATCTCAAAATATCCGATTGAATTCAAAAGAAAACCGCCATTTCTGACGGTTCTGTTTTATCTGGTATGGTTGTTCGCTATGCTGACAGTTTAGTTTCGTGCCACCCTCGCGTTACCCAGCATTTCGAATCACCAGCACACGGGCAGGAGGTGATCGGCAGCGACTCACCGCACTTTCCACACAGGCGTTTGCTGATCGATTTGATGTGGCCAGTAAGCCGCGCATCATCCTGACGGATCAGCATAGCGATGTACTCAGCCAGTTCGTACGGTTCACGCCCCGGACGCCGGGCGGCGCAGTTACGCGCCAGCATGTCCAGTTCCTGAACATCGAGAACCAGCTCAATTTTGCGGTTGCCGGCGGCAGATTGCCGCGCCCTCTGCGCGGCTTTACGTTCTGCGGATGATTTAGCCATTAACCACCTCAGTTAGCTGGATAATCGTTTGATTGCATGGCGGAGCATAACTTGTGCATACAGCGCCGGAGCAAGCACCTGCGGCATTTTAGAGTAGCCCGCGCCAGAAAACAGGCGGCGAATTTCTTTAGGGGCAGCGCGCAGATTATCGATATTGTTATTATTAAGATCATTATCCAGATGTATAACCGAATAACCGGTCGGTAATTTTCCATGTACGCATTCATATACGTATACATCGAGTCTAATTTTCTCTTTATTAACAGTGATGTACTGGGGAAGAATGCGTTTCCGGCCTTTAGGTTCGCGAGTCCATCCGCGAGCTATCTTTACATCCTTGATATTGTCAGGTTTTTTATCGGTACCGAATCGCCTGTTGAACCGTTCTGTTAGTTCAGCATTCGTTAGATTCCTGTTGGCATAAATGAAAGTTAGCTGCTCATCGGTATAGCGCGGCTCAATTAAAAACTGCTTTCCTAACCCATGAGATTTGCACCAGATACGGATAGCGCCCACGCTCTTATTTGTACCAAATTGAGCGTTAAACATTTCAGTTAATTCCCGCGCAGTGGAGCTTTTGATATGCTGCCTGATAAACAACTCCTGGGCTGGAGTGTATTTCTCTATCATTTTTCGATCCCCATAATCTTAGGCACATTGCCTGCGGTACCGTCATAAATAGCCTTCTGAGCGTCGAGGGCGACGCGATAAGTACCGACCATTACCCCGACGATCTCAACTACCGCCTTTGCCCTCGATAACTCTTCCTGAAGCACGTCGCCTTTGATATTGGGATCAGTGACAGTTTCCAGCATGGCAAACTGGTGATTCATTAAATCCTGAATAGTATTTTTCATGGTTAAGCAACCTCACCGATATATTCTGCAATGCCCGGCAGCAGCGCCACCGCTGGCGATTCACACTGGTTGCCCCACACGTCGAAACCATGCGACGACTGGCGGGCGAATAACTCAATACGCGGTACATCGCCCAGCAGCTGCACCAGCTTTTCGCGCACGATATCCGGTTTACGCGAATGCTCCAGACGCGGGGCCGTGAATGACTGAACGATCCCGGCATCCAGCCGGGCGGGCAATTTTCCCTGCACAGCGAAAAGGCAATCCTCGCTGTTCGCTCTGGTCATATGGCCCATTCCGAGGGCCAGTTTGTCGGTCTGCCGGCTGTAGCATTTGTTCCACGTAAAGCCTTTCATGGTCATCAGGCGGAAGCCCCACTCCTCGACTACTCGCAACGCCTCCAGCGGCTGAGTCGGTACCCACCACATAGCCAGCAGGCAGTTTTCAGCGGCCAGTTCCCAGACCGGGAGACGGCAGATATCGAGCACAGTCATGGTCTGGTATTTATGCCCGGCGCCACGCTCGCCATCTTTGGCTTTATCGCGGTACGTCCAGGGCGGATCCGCATAAATCAGGGTGTATTTGTTATTCACGCCAGCACCCCACTACTGCGGAGATATTCCAGCGCCCACTGTGCAAACTCACATCCAGCCCATATCAGAGCGATAATGACTATCCAGCCAACAACGTTTGCACTGAGTACGAACAGCATCAGCGTCCTGCGGCTGCAATGCATAAAATCAGGTGTTGAAAATTTCATGTCCGCTTCTCCCGCCAAAAATTCAATCTCTCTTTGAAAAACTCCCGGTAGCTTTCCGGCGTCGCTGCAATCTGTTCTACGATGGCCTGTCGAGTAACTTTCTTCTCGAACAGCTGGCGTATGAGTGCCGAGGCGCGCATGTCGTAGTGCTCTTTGATCTGGCACTCCTGCGGCCATTTGGCGCGATTGAGCGGTAAGCCGGGCGGCAAGTAATCTGATTGCCCGGCCATGCCTTACGCCCTCTTGTTCTTCGCTGACTCGATGTAATAACGGGGATCGACGCTGTTAAGCGTGAAGTGAACCACCGGCATATCGTCGTGACGGGTGATACCCACGTAATTCGACATGAACATGCCGAACACGCGATCGTGAAGTTCTTTAATCGTCACCTGACAATCTGGATAGTGCTTCTGGATTAATGCCAGGATGCCCTGGTAAGAAAGCGTTTTGCCTTTCATCACGGCGACCAGCTGCTGCGCGGTGACGCTTCCGGCATCCTGCTGTTCGTCGCTGGCCTGCAATGGGCGGATACTCTCCAGCACCAGACGGTGACGGCCAATACTGCCGACTCGCTGGCCCGTTTTTTTATCGAAATGCTCATTAGATCCAGCAGACCAGACGGTAGCGCCTTCACTCAGGCGAACGTTTTTTTCACCTCTGGAATAAATCACGGTGCCGATGTGGGTTTTACGCCTGCGGCCGGAAACCGTAGGGGCGATAATTTCACGCTTAATCGGTTTTTGCGGTGTGATGCCGGGTACAGGGGCCGGACGTGGCGCCGCAACGAACACGGAACGGCTGCGGGCGCGCGCGCCGGCGTTCATGCGCCAGAGAATAACGGGGAGCCAGTTGCAGCCATCATCCGGTTTTACTGGTTTTGGGTAATTTAAATTCGTGGTCATTGGTCTTTCCTCGGTTAAATCGCGCTGGTCAGGCGCGGTTAAAATGCATCGGTATTGAATTTCTCAGAGTATTTACGGGGTTGTTTCCGGGGTTTCGCGGCCTCCAGTTGGATACGTGTTTTCTCTTTGCCAACATGCTGATCCATTGACAGAAAGTGTCCGTTTTTAAATTCCTGATAAATAATTGCGCCTGCGGCACTGAAGCGGCTTTTACCAAGGATAATTTCAGCGACGCCAGCCGCCGGGCTTTCCGGGTTGTAAACCTCATCGCGATACAGAAACATGATGCTGTCGGCGTCCTGCTCAATAGAACCGGAATCGCGCAGATCTGACATGACCGGGCGGCGCTGGGCCGCCGGGCGGGAATCCACAGCGCGGGAAAGCTGGCTAAGCGCGAACGTCGGCGTATGCAGACGCATAGCCATAGTTTTTAGGTTTCGGGATATGTGGGCGATCGCGAGGTCGTTACGCTCTGCCTTCGGTTTTTTAATCAGGCCAAGGTAATCGACAACGATCATTGCCAGATGCGGATACCGGCGCTTATGCGTTTCGGCAACGGCGCGGATTTGCTCAATCGTCAGATCGGTAGCATCAACGATCCAGATATCTCGCCCGTTCATGGTCTCCATGGCCGCTGTAAAGCGCGCCCAGTCCTCGTCCTGCATATCAAGGGGATTACGCAGGCGTGACACTGACATGTTGCCAGAACCCGCCAGAGAGCGTTCTACGATTTGCGCAGCGGCCATCTCCATGCTGAATATCAACGCGCCACCGCCGGCAGCGGTAACACCATCGACAATCTTCAGCGCAAATTCTGTTTTTCCCATGCCCGGACGCCCGGCGACGACAATCAAATCCTGCAGGTTGATTCCGCCGGTTGCATCGTCCAGTTCTTCGATCCCGGTTTTCAGGTTGCGGGTACCCTCTTCACCATCCATGCGCTTCTGCATGGTTTCCATGTACACCGGCAGTAACTCACTCATGTGTACCGGCTGCACGTCGCCAGTGTCGCCAGTCATATCCAGCAGCTGCGCCACGGCAGTTTCGACAACTTGATCGCGCTGTTCCTGGTTTATCGCATCACGAATACCATCCGCACCATCCTGAAGTAATTGCGCTATGGTTCTGCTTCGCCAGGCCTTAACCATTTTTTTGGCGTAGCCTTTGAGATTGACGATCGATGTCGGAAATTTGCAAATATCGGCGAGATTAGCCAGCGTCCCCTGTCCGCCAATAGCTTCGCTAATGTACATCATGTCAATTAAGCCGCCGCTCAAGGCCTGCGCTTTGATCACACCGTAAATCTGCCTGTAGTATGCGACGCTGAAAGCCTCGCTCGGAGTGCTGGCAATCACATCAAAGGCGTCCGGCGTGGCGCCGCCGTTCATCAGGCAGCCAAGAACCAGACATTCCAGTTCCTGAGTGGAATACATCATCTGCATCATAAAGCGCCCTCCCTGGTCTTACGCAATGTCTCTGGTTTCATCAGATAGTCAAAGCTGGCGCGCCAGCCGCCATTTTCACCAAAGTAAAAATCGGAGGCGTCAGCGCGGAATTTTTCGAAATAACCCAGGAATGCACCCGTGGTTTTGTTTTTCATGTGGGCGGCCAGTCTGGTAATCATCCGACGGCGATCGTCGTCCAGCTCTGCCGCTGGCAACGTATCAGCAAAAATTTCGTTGAAGCCGCTCATGACGGCTTCAGGGTCGATCTCAGCTTCCAGAACAGCCCAGGTCTCAGCGTCAGTAAGATAACCATCAAAACGGCATACACGGCAGATGTTTGCCGGTTTCGGCAGACTGTCGCCCCGGCGACGCCATGTAGCCAGAACCCATCGAATAACTAGCTGAACATCGTCCAGCGTATAGCCGTCGCGGGTTGTCGTAGGGGTCATGAGCATCAGGAATGGTTTCATGTCACGGCAACGGGTACCGGTTTGAACGTTGTAAAACTCCAGCGCTTTTTTCGCATCAGAAAGGAGTTGCTCGCGGGATATATTCGCAACAGATGATGTTGCCGGATGTGCGCCAATTACAGCGATCCCGTCAAATTCGTAGCGTTCTGTGATTACGCCATCTCGTACCAGAATAAAACCGTCGCTCAGCTGTTTTAATTTTGTCACGGATTTATCGCGCACGTTGATGCGATCGATTTCAATGCCGCACTGTTCGCCATTGCTTCCAGTTACCAGTAAATCAACGCGGCCTCTGCGACCATCGCCACGATCAGCGACCGGATATTCACGCTGGCAGTCAAAGCCAGCACCAACAATCACAGCTTCAACGGCATCGTGAAGTTCACCAGCTTTATCAAAATCGAATTGACCTTCGAGAAGTGAAATCAGTTGTTCACGCAATACATGCCCTTCGCCTCTCCCAACGGGAGATTTAGAGGGATCTATATTCTCTGTAGTATTCTCTGTAAGAAAGTTTGCTGGTTTTCCCCTGACTTGTTTGGTGGTTTTCCGCATTCCAGTATGTGGTTTTTCCGCATTCTTGTTTGCAGCCGCAAGCACCTGATATAAAACGTTATTATCTACTTTGTAGAAAAGTCGTGCAGGAACGCCTTTTCTTTTTTCCAGCAGTACACCAATTGAGCGGAGTTTCTTACGCGCCCCCTCCTGCTCATAGCGGGAAAGGCCGGTTTCTTCTTCCCATTCTTCCTGAGTCTTATACACCCATCCGTCATCGTCGGACCGGTTAGTCCAGTAGGTCATTTGTGACAGAAAGAGCGCAGCCGTCACACCAATATCCAGACGAATAAAACTGCGCTGGAAGGCGATCGGCCTGTCGAGTAATGGCAAAATATTCATACTCAGATCCCCAGCGAGTCAGCCAGCTGACGGCAGGCGATTTCGTATTCTTTCTGGGTGAGTCCCGCTTCCTGCAGGTCTGCCTTGCGCAGTTCGTAGCGTTCCCAGATTGTCAGCGCAGTGGCGCGACGTTCCTCGAAAATCGATTCGATATCTTCCATCGGGACTTGTACCCCGTTCCGGCGAAACCCATTCCGCCAGGTGATGCGGTCTTGTGTTCTCATTGGTCTTTCCTCGGTACAGGTTAAACGCTGGTCAGGCGTTGTGTTTCTCGCATAGCTTGCAATGCTCTAGCGACTTGCTGCGGCCCGTCTCTGGCGTCGAGTAACAGCGCGATAATCGCCGCGGCAAACTCACGAATGGCCACACAAATTAAATACTGGGTGGACATACCCAAGCGAGCGTAACGCTCTGCCGGCAGCGCCGCTTCCATCGCTTTGACCAGCGCCAGAGTTTTGGCTCTCGCGGCTTTGGTCTCGCCTCGCAACCAACGAAAAATTTGTTGGCGGTTGTTGTTGATTGCCCGCCAGTCGGCGTTTCCATCTGCATCTTCGATCTGGTGCAGCTTCAGCGAACCGGTATTACCACCAAGACGAAACCACATGCGGCTTATCTCGATAGCAACCAGCTCCTGCCCGCTTTCCGCTGCCCAGTTAAAGATCTCTCGTTTAAGTTCTTCGAGGTATTCCACTTCGAGCGTCTCCTGTCGCTGAAAATTGATTAAGCGTAATCAGATTTCGATGCCGCCAATTGTTAAGCTGATTTGGCTGGCAGTTGGTAAGCCTTTGGGTCATAAACAAGTTCGCCATCAGTCATCAGAGACAAACGAGCTGCTTTACCTTCAGGAACCAAACGCCCCCACGCATAGACAGTAGGAGCCTTAACGCCAGCGGCCTCAGCCAGTTTTCTCTTACTACCAAAATATTTGATCGCATCAGTTGTTAACATGAAACACCCTCCTGTTAGATTTTTCTAACAAATTAGGTGTTCGAGATAACGAAGTCAAGGAAATTTAGAATTATCTAACTATGACAATGCCAGGTGAGCGCATCAGAGCGCGAAGAAAAGATCTCAAACTTACTCAGCGCGCTTTAGCGAAGCTGGTTAACGTCGCGCACGTCACTATCTCCCAGTGGGAAACCGGTGATAGTGAGCCTGGCGGGAAAAACCTATTCGCTTTAAGTAACGCACTTCAATGCAGCCCTACTTGGATACTTTACGGCGATGAAGCCGCCACTCCGGGAACCCCGGTAGATACCCCGCCGCCGTTAGATGAACGAGAAACAGAGCTTTTAAAACTCTTTTCGTCACTCCCAGAATCTGAAAAAGAGCGGCATTTAACGGAACTTCGCGAAAAAGTAGACGGTTTCAATCGTTTATTTGAAGAGTTACTGCAAGCCCGTAAACAAAAATAATCCCTTTCTAATCAAATAGATGTAATTTTTTACGTCTATATTGTTCGTTTTTTCTAATTTAACCGTTGACCATATTGTTAGATTTATCTAAATTACATCACATCAACGACGCACTAACCACGCGGCAGTTGTTCAGAAACAGTTCTGACAGTCCGGAAAGACGGGCGCGAATTCTTCGGGTCGCCGACAGTACGATGACATGCGGGAAAGACCGCAACGAATACGAATTGCTGTGTGTAGTCTTGGCCCGGGTGCCTCGGGCATTTTTTTAACACAGTAACGATTTATGCGACCCTTCAGTGAAAACTGAAGCCCTCGAAAAGAGGGACCCTGTGAGGAAAGACCAGTGAGCCTGACCAGCTCTGGCGCCGGGAAAGACCGGGAGGAAAGACCAATGACCAACGGGCGTGACCAGCCCTGACAGCCGGGAAAGACCGGCAACCTTTAGATGGCAAAAGGCCCGCACAAGGCGGGCCAGTTACCCCGAACGGTGACCAAACCATTCGGACTTATCACAAGCGACCAAGCTTGTGATGAGGAAAGACCAATGCCGACAGAGTCAACACTGATCGGCTCTGAGTATACATCAACAAGGAGTCGCTATGGAAGCGCTTACCATCCCCGTAACTGTTTACGTTATGGCCACAACGAACCCATATCTACCAACGACTTATCACTCATTCACCTGTGACATGTCACAGCAATACCCTGATCTGTATGTCCTCGTTACTACCAAAACGGTAGAGGTTCCCATTCTGGCTTTAGAGCCAATCGACATTATTGGTATGCAGGTTAATGCCCTTCGCGCGAAGAAAGAGAAAATCTCTGCCGAAGCTAAGAAGGAGTTGGGTGTTATTGAAGACCAGATTCAGCAGCTGCTGTGCATCGATCACTCTCCGATTGAAGAAAGCGACGTACCGTTTTAATTAACCGGCGCGTGACCTGCGCCAGTAACCAAGAGGAAAGACCATGGATATTAGAAAATTGCTGGAAAGAATTCACGAAGTTAAAGACCGATTAGAGCGAGCAAACAGAATTATCAAAATTTGTGGTAACGAATGCCATTCCTCCGGAATTTTTGCGGATGGAAGAAACGGCGAGTGCTATCTCAAGGTCGATTCATCAGAGATTAAAGAGCTGGCAGAAAGCCAAAAGGTTCATCTCGAAAGCGAACTAAAGCAGTTGGAAGAAGCAAAACAAACGGCAGAACGCGTGATCGCCGGGCTGCTCCCTGAAATTAAACAAAATGCCTAACCAGCGAATTAGTCACGAAAGAGGAAAGACCAATGACCATCTACAACGGCTTATTCGAGCCCAAAAAATCGGCTATCAAAGACTGCGGCGCCGTGCAGCTGGCGATCGCCGTCGAAGCACCAAACAAGAAAGTCGCCGAAAGCATTATCACCGGCAAACTCTGGGAATCTTACCCTGCGAACGGTGACAACTATTTCAAACCGAAACTGTGGGAACACGAAGAAGGCCAGCCGCTGCCGACCGTTGGCCAGTTCGACGAGCTATTCGCCCAGCAACATACTTTCGACGGTGAAAAATGGGTTTCCATTGCCGCGAACGGCACCGCCGGTGAGGAATCAAATTTACCCGCTGACGATGATGTTATCGATTTAATGGCCGTTTCCCCAGGTGAACGTTTTGCAGCCGTTCTGCTGTTTAGCACCGCTCAGATAGACGGCCATATCTATTCTCAGGTTGTGGATTATCTGGATAACCTGAATAACCGTGATACAGAACTGGAAGATGAAGATCGTTTTAACCTTAACGTGCTGTGCGCTCTGCATAATAACGAACCAGTTAAGCACATGCATGTTGAAGGTCTGAATAATCTTATTCAGGGCATTTTCTCCCATTTTGAAAACCAGACTCCGGGCAAAGCGGCTATTTCTCAATTTGTAAAACGCTGGCTTGAGAATCCCGGTAAACGTGAAGAAATGTTACCAGGCCAAAATTCCTCACTCGGCGCCGCCAGCACTGATACCAACGTTAAAATCGCGCCAAAACGTGGTTATAAACATACCTATGCAACACTGGATCAGGAGATCGCTGTTGCCCTACTCCCTATTTCTCCCGATGCGCCAGTATTATCAGGCAACCTTCGCGATGCTGAGAAAATCATTGCTGACGAGCGCGAAGATTTTAAACGTTGGTCAATGGCGCTTCGCACCACAGAGCACATTCTGAAATATGACCGAGACAGTATTTTTGGTGTAGTGCAGAACGTCCCGGCAAAAGATACCTACCATTTCCCTGACAGCCTACGCCGCCACATTGATTCATGGCTGGAGGCAAACGGCCGCTTTGAAGAAACCGAGACAGGATCCGTTAAACAACCAGAGGCAACGCAAAATACCGCCTCAAACGTGGTCGAAAAAGCGGAATCACCACAGCCGGTGGTAACCGATACCCAGGCCAAACAGGCGCGTGAGACGCTCAACGATATGGGCTATGGCGTATATGCCTCTGGTGATGCAGAGCAGCCAGTAGAGAAGTTAAGCGCTAAAGCGGAAACAATAGCTGATAACGCCGCGGTGCTGGCAAAGCAAATTATTCACGCCGAAAGACTGCCTGACGCTGAAGAAGTAATGAAGTCTGCCGGCGCGCAGAGTATCGGACAGGACAATTTAGAACTGTGGAAACGTGTATTCAAAACTGATGAACGGTTTACTAAAGCCTTTACGCAGAACGGCGGCGGTACCTCGATCAACGGTACCTATTTAACCATGCTTGCCACTCGCGAGTTTGGGCCAAAGGGGATCGGTTGGGGTGTGGACATACTCGAGGAACGTTTCGATATCGGTGCACCCATTACACGCCAGGTGAAAGGGAAAGATAACAATGCGTCATGGGAGTTAGTGCTCGACGGGAATGGAAATACCGTCAACGAGCAGTATCACGTCGTTACCGTACGACTCTGGTACATCCTGAATGGTGTGCGCGGCGAGGAAACGGCCTACGGTTGCACGCCATACATTTACGGCAGTAAGTACGGTATTACCTGCGATGGTGAGGCAACAAAAAAATCGCTGACTGATGCAACCAAAAAGGCTTTATCTGGCCTCGGCTTCAGTGGCGATATCTTCATGGGCCTTTACGACAATCTGGAATACCGCCAGAAAAACAAGGCAGAGTTTGATCTGAAGAATGCCAGCGAAACCGCAGAGGACGCAGTACGTCTTCGCCAGGAGTTTGACGACAAACTTAGCCGTGTTGCTAACACCCTGGCACATGGCGTGACAGTTAACGAAATAAACGGCGTATTTTCCCCTATCGCACGTGAAATCGATGTTCACATTAAGGCCGCACAGGCCAACGGTGACGCGCAACACGAACGCTATTTGTCTGGCCGCCTGCGCCGACTCATTACGATTAAAGACGGACGCATCAAAGAACTGAATAAAGCCGAGGAGAAAGCATAATGACTTCCACAACTGCAATTGCTATCGCTGCTGATATGTCTAAACTCCAGGCGCTTCTGGAAAACGAAGACGGTTCTGGTCTGTCAGCTGAAATGATCGCCGATACAATGGAGGGGCTCGAGCTGCAGCTCGGCGACAAACTGGACGCGGTAATCGTCCACGTTCGCAACCTTGAAGGTCTGGCGAAAACCTGCGACGAAGAAGCCAAACGCCTGGCCGCCCGTAAAAAGTCTTTCGAAGGTAAGATCACCAACCTGAAGAAATATGTTCTCCAGTGCCTTCTGGCCGCCGGGCAGGATACCGTAAAAACGGCAAAAAACACCTTCACCACCCGTAAAGGTGCAATCAATGTGGTGATCGATAACGTTGATTTACTCCCGGATGAATTGGTGACCGTTCAGACAGTGGTTGCGCCTGATAAGAAGGCAATCAAAGAGGCTATCGAGTCAGCAGAAGCGGCAGCGGCTCAGATTGCCGCAGATGGTGGGGAAGTCCCGGAAGAGCTCTTAAACCCGGTTCCGGGCGCCCATATTGAAATCGGCGAACGTTCACTGCAGGTGCGCTGATATGCTGAGACTATCCCTGAAGAAAGGTGATGCGGTTCATGTCGTTTTACCAGATGGAACCAACGCAATTATCGAAGCGCGGGCCCGTTGCGAACTCGGCATGCATTTCCCCCGCAATATCAAGATAACGCGTGAAGATGGTGCATTCCGACCGAAACAAAACCTGATTAAGCGTAATCAGAAATAACCCATCACTACCGATAGCATTGTGGTCTACCAATAAACCGGAGATCACAATGCTACGTTGGCAACCAGGTGTAGTTTTACTTTCAGAATTCGATATCAAAATTGGCAGGCTATCAGCCAGCGTTAGAAAGAGGACTCTGACCCAGTCCGATATCCAGCGCGCTTGCGATGCAGCAGACAACGCTATAGCCGGCATGCTGAGGAAAGACCATGAGACACGATCACGACATCATCACCAGAGAGGAAATGATCGAGCTGACGGGGACGCCACTTAAATCAAAACAATGTGAGGCGCTGCGCCGGGCCGGCATCTTCTTTATGGAAAGAGCAGATGGCCACCCTAAAACCACATGGGGCCACTTCCTGAACCCGATCAAATACCGCGGCCAGAAGGAAGAGACAATGCACGAAAATGACGAACCTGATTTTGGAGCTATATTCGATGGCCGGAAAGCGAAAGAATCCTGCCGATAGCTGGATGCCCCCGCGAGTATACCGGGGCAAGGCTGCATTTGAATTCCGTACGAAAGACAACAAAGGGATCCGCCTGTGTGGGTTAAATGAACCACAATCCGCTGTATGGCTGGCATATGAAAAAGCTGTAGGTGAAGTGACGGACAGAAAAACGTTCCAGGCGCTCACAGAACAGTTTATGGCGTCCCCGGACTGGCAGGATTTAGCGGCAGAAACCAGAAAAGACTATACGAAATACGCAGGAAAAGTATTGCCAGTATTCGGGAAAGTTAACCCAGATAAAATTAAACCAGAACACATCCGGCGCTATATGGATCAGCGTGGCATGGCCAGTAAAACACAGGCTAACCGGGAAAAGAGTTTTCTTTCGCGGGTATTCCGTTGGGGTTATGAGCGCGGTTACGTTCAGCATAATCCCTGTCAGGGCGTTAAGAAGTTCAAAGAGACGGCCAGGGAGCGTTACATCACCGACGAAGAATACAAAGCGGTTTACGACGTTGCTCCGGACGTGGTTCGCGCCACCATGGAAATCGCTTATTTGTGTCTGGCCAGACAAAGCGATGTGCTGGCTTTGACTGAAGACCAGATACGCGAAACCGGGATCTTCATCCGCCAGGGAAAAACAGGCGTAAAGCAAATCAAAGCATGGTCGCCACGCCTGCGCGCCGCTGTCGCCCTCGCCCGTTCCCTGCCGTTAAAGCCGGGTATCCGTAGCCTGTTTGTCATTCACCAGACCAGCGGCAGCAAATACACCCGCGACGGTTTTAATTCACGCTGGCGCGACGCCAAAATTGCAGCGCAGGAAAAGAACCCACACCTGCAGATAGATTTCACTTTCCATGATCTGAAGGCAAAAGGTGTTTCTGATCTGGAAGGAAGCCTCGAAGAGAAACAGGCGATTTCTGGTCATAAAAATTCGAGGCAAACGGCAATTTACGACAGAAAAACTAAAATCGTGCCGGTGGTCGGCGGTCAGAAAAAATGAATCGCTATGCGTTCGCGGAAAAACCATCTTCGGACGCATCTTCGGAAAGGAGGATTTCAGATACAAAAAAACCACCCGTAGGTGGTTTCACGACACTGCTTATTGCTTTGATTATTCTGCTTTTATCCCAATGGTACCCGGAGCGGGACTTGAACCCGCACAGCGCGAACGCCGAGGGATTTTAAATCCCTTGTGTCTACCGATTCCACCATCCGGGCTCGGGATATAAAGTGGAGGCGCGTTCCGGAGTCGAACCGGACTAGACGGATTTGCAATCCGCTACATAACCGCTTTGCTAACGCGCCTTTAATACTGAAGCACCCGCAACTGCCGATGCTGTTAATCTGGAGCGGGAAACGAGACTCGAACTCGCGACCCCGACCTTGGCAAGGTCGTGCTCTACCAACTGAGCTATTCCCGCATCATCAAGTTATTTGCTAATCACTTGATTTTGTTATCGTCTGGAAGACTGTGCCGCCGTTCGATGCGTTGCATTCTACTTATCTCTCGCGGTGAGTCAACGGTATTTTTCGCAACTTTGTATCGTTTGCTGAAAATAACGGCGAAACGA